GGGGCGTCGATCTCCACATAGCCGGATGTGGAACCGTTGAGACGTAAGGTCATGGGGTCACCTCCGGTTTGGGATACTTAGTTTTGACTGCAGCACAAGCTGCGTAGTAAGCGTCGAGTTTGGTGTTGTCGCCTTCTGATGCCCAGTAAAGAGCGTCAGCAAGATCGCTGATGGGTGGGTATTCAGGTTGGCGTTGGCGTTGGTATTGGGTAGCAGCAGCTTCGGCTGCAATCTCATTCCAGGCAGCTTCAGCAAGAGCTTGGTCAAACACAAACGGTTCGTTAGTCTCTTGGTTAGTGACGACAAGATCGTCAAGAGTGTTGCCTTGAATGGTAAGCACTGCGTTGGGATACGCTGCTCTAATTCCTCTGTGCCAGTCCATCACGCTGCTACCTCCATAACAGTGATCCAGCTGATGCCTCTTTCCTTATCGGTTGAGTCGCTGTTGCCAACGTTTCTGTTTAAGTAAAATGAACTGGATGCTTGTTGAAGAGCCGTTGGAGTATATGTAATTGTGTTTGTATTCGCTGGCCGTCCAGAGTCGGGGAACATATGACAGTAAAAGCCTCCAGGTGTTGAATCGTCGTCGGTGGGTCCGTAGTTATCAGCAAACGCAACTAATCCAGGACTTCTACTGCCATAAGACGATGGCAGCACAACGGTTCTTGCACCAGAAATAGTGCGTGAAAATGATGCCATTGTGTTCCAAGGTGAGCTTCCCGTTTCTCCCATAAGGGAAAATGAAACCAACATTAAACTGGTGGATGTTGTTGGCGTGATATTTACGCTAAAAGGCATATCAGCATGAACCTGCCCTGATTGACTGACTGAGGTTGGTGTTGCGTATTGAGTGCTCACCACCTGCAGAATCTTCCCTCCAGCACCTGCTGCCAACTTGGCTGCCGTGACTGCACCTGCTGCAATGTCATCAGACGTAATTGAGGCGTCGGGAAGTCCACCTGCCGAAAGCCCCGTAAGTGTCCCTGATCCGTTGATGGTGATTGGCATGGGTTCCTCCTGTTAAACGATGACCCAGGCACTGCCTGAGGGAATAGTAACAACGGCCCCGTTTGCCACTGTTATCGGGCCGGCGGATACGGCATTAGAGCTAGATGGAATCGAATAGGAAGCATTGACGGTGTTTCCGTTGACGTGAAACACAGTGTCAGACCCCCCGCCAGTGGCACCGCCACCAACTGATCCCCAAGCACTGCCGCTGTAGACCTCCGGTTTCCCATCAGTTGTATTGAACCGAAGGTAGCCAGCAGATGGGCTGCCGTCTCGCTCCCCGGTAGTGCCTGTCGGCAAAGCCAAAGAACCAGTTGCTGCTGTTTTGTGCGACGTCTCGTCCAGTAACTCCTGAATGGCTGCCTGGACGGTGGTGGCAGAGATCGTGCCAGTAGCCGTGAAGCCAATGCTTGCAGCGTTGCCAGACACATATGCAGCTATCCAGACGGCGCCTGTATAAAGGCGCATCTCGTTCAGCGTGCTGCTGAAGTACAGCGCACCTGCCACCAGGGCGTTGCCGTCGTTATCAAGCGTTGGATCGCTTGTTTTGACACCCAGGTAGCGATCGTCAAAGCTGTCATAAGCAGCCAAGGTTTGATCCCTGGCGGTCTCTGCAGCGGTTTGCGCATTGCTTGCGGCCGTGGCGCTAGCAGCTGCATTAGTGGCGCTATCGGCAGCGTTGCTCTCCGACGTCGCAGCGTTGGTTTCACTGGTTGCAGCAGCTGCGGCGCTGTTTGCCGCGGCCGTTGCGTAGCCCTGGTTGGTAGTAATCAGGCCATCGACGTAGCCCTTAGTGCTGGCATCACCGCTGTCGGTAGGTGTTGCCAGTCCAGTGATCTTGTTGCTGCCAGCAGGCAAGTTGCCCGTCAGCGACCTGGTGCCATCACGCTTGATAAAGGTGGCGTCTTCGGTGTCGACGTAGCTCTTGGTGGTGGCGTCATTACTGGCAGTAGGAGTGCCGACGCTGGTGATGCGCTGGCCGCCAGCTGTCAGCAGGCCTGTCGTGTCGTCGACCTGGACGGTTTTACCCAGGTCATCATCCAGTTCCTGCTGCAGATACAGCTGCTGCAGGTTGGCGGTATCCAGGTCAGCTGCGGTGAGGACTGCGCCGTTTGCGAAGTCCACCAGGGGAGTGTTGGCCGGTGTGACCCGGCGCACTTCAACTCGAACACCGCTGCCAGGGGCAGTAGAGACAGACACCGTCGTGTCATTCACGTAGGTGTAAGCCGTGTCCACGTAATTCACGTAGACCTTGACGTGCTCCTTGCGGATGTAAGAGAAGGGAATGGAGAACTGTGTAGTGCTCCCATTCCCGGTGTAGACGACAAATGCGTAGGCCATCAGCGGTTCAGCTCCAGGATTTGAAAGTTGTCAGCGCCAGTCGCTGAAGCACCAGGCACACCGTACTGACGGATGTAATTGAGTTCATCCTGACGACCCTGAAGCTGTTCTTGTGATGCCTTGATTTCAGCGCCCTTCGGCGTTGTGTTCAAGAACAGGTCCTTGGCCAGCTTCTTGTAGCGGTCAATCTCCGACTGGATCATTGCCGCCCGGTAGCTGACGTATTGGCCGGAAGGAGGCTCAACAGGGAGGGACTGGTAATCGCGGGTGCGAATCAGCGATTCGACCGTCGTGTGCCAGGTGCGTCCACTCTCGTCCTTGACGGTCGCAAACATTTCCTGGTAGGTGCCCAGCTCCGTTGGAGACAGGTACATTTCCCGACCAAAGTCAGACGCCCTGGGCCCGGAGAAGGCAGTGCCCTTCCCGTGCATGTTGAACATTTCCTGCTGTACCGGGTCGCCTGCTTGGTAGCCCTTGGCAAATGCAGAGACAAATGGCACGAACTGCATAAGAGCAGCTGCAAACGGTGCGTTTTCTGCCAGCTCGTTGCTCCACATCAGGCTTGGGGTGTAGACGGGAGGGGCCCCAGGAAGAGTCCAGTCGCGCTTGGCCGGCAACTCCTGGGAGAAACCAGGCAATGCGTTCTTGATTTCGTCCCAGGTCTCTTGCCAGAAGCCGCCAAAGCCACCTTCCGTAGAAGGCATGACGCTGCGGCTGATCGGGTCAGTTGAACGACGCGCCTGCCGTAGCGCTGAGCTGTAGGGGACCATGCTGGCAATCGTGCGCTGCAGGAAGCGGCTTTGAGCGCTGCGCTTATTGGGTCCAGTGAAGACCTTGCTGGGATCAAACGCAGCTTCATACAGCTCGTTAATCCCAGAGAAGTAGGTCTTGCTCAGCAAGCCACTTGCTTGCAGCTTCATCAGGTCAAAGACCAGTGAGGCGCCTGCCTGCTCGCGCTGCTCAGTCGTCATCATTGCGGCGGTGTCGCTGTAATCGCCAAACCCGCCAAGCAAGCTGGCAAATGGTTCAAACGCTGCGACAGACCAGGCGTCACCCCAGCGAGCTTCGTCCTCATCCCAGAACTGCACGCTGTAGGGCATCTGCCGGTCCTTCAGCCACTTCTCCTTGAGCTGCGGGTCGATTGGCCCACCGCCGTTGAAGCGGATGCGGCCAAGGTTTGACGCGGTCCACAAGGCAACAGCCACGCCTGAGCCCACAGCAAACTCGCCCAGGGCCCGCTGACGGGTGCCGGGGTCGGAGCTTGCAACGTCACGCCACCAGGTGTCTACAAAGACGGCAGCAGGGGTGTTGCGAGCCGTGGACTTGATGATGTTTGACGGCACCCGTTGGAACGGCTGAATGAACCGGAACACCGGGCCGACGAACTTCATGTTCGACAGGGTGTCCAGCGCTTCCCCGGGCAGGGAGGCCAGGCGACCCGCCGGCAGCGGGCCATTGAGCATGGCGTCTGCTGCCTTGTGATACCAGAGGCCCTCGTCGACGTACTTGCGGGCGAAGTCGGTTAGCTCTGAACCGCTCAAGCCTTGAGCCTTGCCAATCTGCATGCCCTGGGCAAGATCGCGTGGCTCTAGATCAGCCCAGATCTTGTCGGTGAAGTTCACGGCGTCCATGAACTTCTGGGCATGTGGGCTTTGCATCGCCATGTCAGCCAGCGTCTCGCCGTTGACGACGACGTCACGGATGGCCTGGTCGACCCTTGCTTCGGCGTACTTGTAGGCGTAGTCAAACGCTTCCTTGCTGAACTTCTCGTGGCCAGCGTTGACGGCCAGCTCCATGCCTCGCGGCATGTGACGGAAGAACTCGTAGGAGTGTCCCGCCAGCGAGCTGTTGAAAGCGTCAATCGTGATTGCGGCGCGGCCGCCAACGGTGCCCAGGGTTTGCCACAAGCCGTTGGCGAACTTGCCAGCCCGGCTCTCCGCAAACTGCTGGCTCATGTCAAGCGTGTTCAGCGTGTAGCCCGTGCGGGCATTTGCTGCCGTGCCAGCCAGCTCTGCCTGGGCTTCGCGGGCCGCAATGCGATCCAGGAAGTCCAGCGAGCTGGAGTCGATGTTGAAGGTGGGCCGACCTGTCCGCCAGGTGGTGCTTGCAACGCGCAACGCTTGGCCGATGTTGTTCAGGTAGTTGCCGAACATTTGGGTCGAGTACAGGGCTCGCTCCCAGTCGCGCTCCAGGGCGCCGCCGACAGCCTGCGAAACCGTCAAGCGGGACAGGTTGAAGACACCGTTGAACAGGTTCTTCGACACCGTCACGCCACTGGTTAGCAGGTTGCTGCTGCGCAGAATTTGCAAGGCGTTAAGAGGGTTCTCGCGGTCACTTGCGCCAGGAGGCAGCGAGTCAAATGCCCGCCACAGCTTGGTGCGCATTGCCGGCTGATCGCCCATCACCAGCAGGGTGTTGGCAATTTCATCAGCGACAGCCTCCGCGTCGATCGTCATCTCCCCGCCTTCCACTGCTTCCCGGAGATCGGGGAACTTGGATGCGACCTCGTCGACGACTGGGTTGGTGCCGGCAGGGACGTCCAGCTCCTCGCGCAGAGCGGTTTCAACAACGTTGCCAGCTTCGCCCTGGGCCGCGGCCGGTGCTGCAGCTGGGGCTTGGCCCTCAACAACAGCAGTGGCAGGCACGTCAACAGCTTGACCAGTGGACGGCCCATAGCCGTAGTCCCTGGGCATTTGCATCTCAAGGCCCAGCTGACCCCAGGGGCGGGTGACCTTGGCGATTGCAATGTGCATCCGACGGGCGGAGTCAGCCGCGACGATCAGCCGCGACAGTTGCACTTGACGGTTGATGTTGGGGTCGCCTGCGCTGGTGAGCCAGATCGCAGCCTCTTCTTGTGCGCGGACCTGCAGCTTGTCTGCGTAATCCATGGCGCGGTTCAAGGCGCCATGCTCGTATTCGCTAAAGCCACCAGTCAGCTTGTCTAGGCCGGAGAGGATAGCCTGCCCGTCTTCACCGTGACGGTCGAACCATTGCTGGTTCATCTGCTGGACCTCTAGTCCATTGAAGATGCGGAACCCAGTCATCTCGGGGCGGCCAGGCGACACGTCGCTCATTGCCGACAGGCCAGGGATCAGGTCTTCGCTTTGACCTGTGTAGACCTGGGCGCCAGAAGGGCTGCGTGGCTTGGCGAACTTGTTGGCCGCATACAGCTCTTCCATCGTGGTTTCGCCGCTGAGCAGGCGCTCCTTGTTCTCTTGCAGGGTGCGAGTCCAGCGAGTGACCCAGTCAGGGTCGTCGTCGCCCAGGTCAGGGGACCGTGTACCAGGAGGCTTTGGCGGTTCCATCTCGGAAGCCAGGCCCTGGAACCTGCCCTCAATGCCAATTTCACCCTTCCTCTTGGTTGCGCGAAGAACCCTGGCTCTTTCGCCGCCCTCCTCAAGCGCGTTGCCAAGAGGGCCACGCTGAGCCAAGCGTCCGCTGTAGGCGTCCTCAAACAGCTGCCTGGTCGACGTCCAGCCACGGGTGGAGAGGAAGTTGCCCACCTTCTCCACGAAGTCCGTCAGGCGGTCAAAGGTCTCGATGATGCCAGCTGCGGCATCAACCATTGCCTTTTTCTCGGGGGACAGGTCTGTGCCCTTAAGAAGCTTTGCTGGAACCTTGAGCATGTAGGCCGCGACAGGTAGGCCGTTTTCGCGGGCGTAGACGTACCTCTCGTAGGAGGTTGCCTGCTGCTCAAGTAGGCCCTTCGCGTCAGCCCGCTTGGACTGGCCCAGGCGGACCTGAGCAAACCAGCCATTAAGGGCCCTCAGCTCCTGCAGTGTCAGGAAGTTGTACTGAATGGCGTGGAACGCTTCGTGCCATGCAGTTGAGATTTTGCGCTGCACGCCTCCCATCAGGTAGCGGAAGTTGTAGAGCGTGATCAGGTTTTCAAACGGGTCAAAGACGCCGTTAGCAAACGACAGGTCAGCGGGGTTGCCGGTGCCGCCCCAGGCGTCTGCCTTGGGATGGAGAAAGAATCCATCCTCGAAGCGCAGGCCGATCTCGTCCCCAAGCATCCGCTTAAGGTCTTCGGCAATCGTCTGGCCGACGCCTCTTCTGACGTCAGGGCTTAGCTGTGCCCACTGGAATCCATAGCGCTCAGGGATTACAACCTGGCCCTTGCCGACCGGCGCCTTGAGCGCCTCCAGCATGGCGTCGCTGGCATCAACGACGTCTTGCACGCGAGAGCTGCGCTCTTTGACCCAGCGCAGTCGTGCAGCAGCGTCGCCAACGGGTTCGGGGTTGCTGGCACCCCAGCGATCAAGCTCGCGGCGCATTGCGTCAACTGTCTGGCGGGCAATGTCTCGCTCGCGCTTGACGACCGCTGCACGCAAGCCCGTCATGCCCTCGCCAGCGGGCTCCACAGCGCCCCGGCCGGCAGGCGCTTCGCTGGCCAGGGGCGCTTCACGGCCGCCAAAGCCCTGATCGGGAATGTCAATCCGGCCAGGCTGGGCATCCTTGGCCAGGCCTTTGATGTAGCTGCGGACCTGGTCGCCGTGGGAGCGAATGGCGGGCAGGTCAAGGCCCGCTGCAGCAACGGCCTCTTCAAACTTGCCGGCAGACTTCGATCGCGTCTTGACGTCATTGGCCAGCACGTAAGCGGTGCGGTCCAGGTCGCTGGCGAATTGCAGAGTGAACTGCTTGCGGCCGTAGCCATAGCGTGGGGCTGCCTTGCTCAGGCCTTCAGGCAGGGTGAAGGCAGGGCCAGCCGCAGGCTTGCCTTCCAGCATTGCCCGCTGCTCAGGGGTGACTTCGCCCGCAAGGGCCCGGCGAATCAATGCCTCAGCCTCATCCCGCTGCTCTGGCAGCAGGGTGCCCATCGCGTTGTCGACCAGGTCCTCGGCTTCCTCTCGTGCCTGAATCTTCTGGGCAGGCGTCGCATCAACCGCTTGGCGCTTGACTTCACCCTTGGGCCTGGCGGCCCAGTCGTTGTACCAGTCGACGGCAGCTACGGCCAAGTCGTGACGATCCAGCTCGCGGGTGACCTTGTTCAGCTCTGCGCGTGGGGTCAGGACTGGCTGGGTGTCGCCGTACTTGGCGTCAAAGGCTTCTTGTGACAGCTCCTTGGCGCTATTAGACCCGGGCATTTCGTCCATGTACTGAAAGACGGCAGCGTCGTTTGCGTCCATCGCTTGCAGGCGCTGCACGCGGCTGGTGTATTGCCGCTGGCTCAGCTCGTTTCCAGCCAGCAATCGCATCTCTGTTGCCAGAGCCGTCTCGGGCAGGTCCATCCATTTCTGGACGTACCGCGGGTTCAGGCCGTAGCGATCTGCGTCAGCCACGGCCTCAGGCGAGACCCGCTGCGCAGCGGTCGACAGACGTTCTGCGGTTTGACGCTCCTGCGCCTCAAGAATTTTGACAGCCTGCTGTCGCTCTTGCGCAAGGCGCTGTGGGTCCAGCTCTTGCAGGGCTTGCACACGACCTTCAGAGCCCAGCAGGGTTCGCTCTTGTTCTGGGGTCAGCTGGCGAGTAGGTGCAGGCTGCTCTTCTAGGGGCAGGCGGCCGCCGTTGACTTCGGCCTCAATGGCATTGCGCAAGCGGTCCAGGTTCTCGGCCACCACCTTCTTGGCGCTGACGTTGCCCTTGATCTGCCCGGCCATTTCGGTCAGCAGTTCACGGACAGGGCCGACGTAGCCAGTCACCTGGTTGAACAGGTTTAGCGCTGCTGCGGCCTGATCCTTGGCCGCACGGCTGCCTTCAACGTCAATGACATTGCCGGCAGCTTCCAGGATCCCGGTGCGCTTCAGGTTTGCCGCAGACGACAGGGCCACCATCTGCTCGCGCAGTGCGCGGTAGGCCTCGGTGCGGACATTCAGCAGCCGATCAAAGTTGGAGGTCTTAAACAGCTCCTCCATCCCAGGCAGCACGCCACCTGCAGGGCCCTGCGTAGTGGCAAAGCGTGCCTCTTGCATTGCCTGGGCAATCTTGTCGGCGCTGAATTTGCCCTTAGCAGCGCGTGCTGCGACGTCGCGGACGACGGCCTCGTCCAGGCCCTCAACAGAGCCAAGGGCAATGGCCTTGTCCAACGACAGGCCGCCAGTTGCGCCCTTCTCGAAGATCTCCTTAGGCAGGCGGGCCAGGGGTACGGCGTCGCGTGCAATGCGACCGCCCAGGTCAATGCCTTTCTCTTGCAGGCTGCCGGGGGTGTAGCTCATGTCGCGCATGAGCTTGGCCGCGTCCCATGCAGTGCCTTGGCCTTCCGCGATGTTCTGCAGGGCGCCAATGGCACGAGCTTCCTGGGCGCTGGCCGCGGGAATCTCCATGACGTTGATCGCCTCTGCGCCCTTCATCTGTGCCAAGCGCAGGCGGTTGTGGCCGTTGACGACGACTAGCTCGCCAGTAGCGGGGTCGCGCCAGACGCTGATCAGCCCGCCAAGCTGTTCGTCAAATACTTCCGCCTTGGTCAGGGAGCCTGACGTGCCGTAACGGTTCAGTTGGCCAGCGGCTTTGTATTGCATCTCCTGGGGTCGAGCCACCACTTCTTGTGGGCTGACCTGCCGGACCATCGACCGGGTGGGGGCAGCAGTCGGCTGCTGTGCCAGATCAGGTGCGCCGACCTCGTCGGGCACGGTGCTCTTGGCGCGGACTGCTGCGCGGTCCAGGTCCGACTGTGCGCTGACAATTTCGCGTGCCGCCGCAACGATCTCCTCGTCAGTGGCCGGAGGAGTTGGCTGCCACGGCTTATTGGGCAGGTCCAGGCGCTCCTGTGTCGCAACGCCAGGGGTCTCGTAGGGCCGCGGCTGACGGGACTGCAGGCGCTCCAGGTCAGCTGCTGCCTGGCCGCCCTTCTTGATGCCACCAACAGGCATTGGGGCATTAGGCCCAGACGTTGGGTTGACGGGATTAGCCGGATCGACGACGTCGACGTCAACAGTCGGCGGATCAGCTGCGGGCCTGCGAGTCGCTGCTTTGCGACTCATGTTGAACAAGCCTCGCGCTACGCGACTGATGCCAAACAGGCCGTAGTTGAACGCTGGGCCAGTGACGGCCGCACCCATGTTTGCCTGCTTGAAACGGGCTTCCGCCTGCGTATCGCCAGGCTCGGATTGCACGTATTCGCGCAAGCCGGGAATGATGCCTTCGTTCTTGTTGACCCAGTCCTCTGCTCCCTTCTGAGCAGCCTGAGCCTCAGGGCTAAATGCCAACAGGTCGACCAGGTAGCCGGTCCCTGCGCCCTCGGTGTAAAGCTGGCCGGCTTTTACCGCGACAGCGCCTACTGGCTTGTTGACGAAAGGAACGACAGGGCCGGCACCTTTTGCAAAGGCAGCCGCGGTCTTGCCCGCTTGCACAATCGGGGCAGTGGCCGATGCCACGCCAGGAACCATCAGCGCACCTCTTGCCCCAATAGACAGCAGTCGCGTGGCTGGAACCCAGGCAAGCGACGTGGTGACCATGTCTTGCCCAAACTTTTCAAGGTCACCTTTGGGCTTGATCGGCGGCAGTGGAGCGTTCAGCAGGGGGAACGGCGAGTCGCCTGCGCTGACTTCTTTGCCCAGGCCCTGCAGGTTTGCCAAGCTCTGAGCGAGGTTGCGGCCGCCGCCGGCCACTACTCGCTGCAGACCGCGACCAGAGCCAGGGCGCTGCAGGTCGTTTGCATAGGCCTCAAGGCCCACCTGATAAGCCCTCGCAAGGTTGCGGTCACCTTGCTTCTGGCGCATCAGCTCGTCATAGAAGGCCTGAAAGCCGGTATTGAGCGACGCGCCCGTAGAAAGGATTGGATTGCTGGCAATCGTGAGCGGGCCATAGCCCCTTGCCTGTGGGTCAGGTGCCGTTGCTGCAGGCTTGGCGGGAGCTGTCGGACCGACATACGTCTTGGTGACGGTGCCGTCAGCGTTCTTGACGTACTTGAAGTCAGACATGGACTTACTTACCGCTCAACAGGTACTTGTGGCCATCATCGGGGATTAGTGCAGCACTGGCCATTAGGCGCCGCGATATTCAAAGTGCCCGCCGTGGCTGTTCTTGTAATCAACGAGATACCAGCCGTACTTTGCGCCGTTGGCGATCATCCACTTGCGAGAGTCGCCGTGAATGTCCACTGCTCGGCCGCTGAGATGAGGCGAGCCGGAAACGCCACCAACAGAGGCGTTCTTGCTTGTCGAACGCTGCGAGCTGGTGATGTCTGCTGATCTCACTTTGCCCTTTGAATCGCGCACCATTTGCATGAAGGAGTTCATTGCGCCAAGGCTTAGGACGACAGGTCGCCCCTGCTCGTCGTTTTGACCAGGCACGCCATAACCCCTGCCGGTGTCGCCAACGCCCGAGACAGGCACTGCGTAGCTGCCAATTCTTGCGGTCACAGCTGCCGGGCTGGAAACAGCAGCAACTTGCGGTGCAGTTGTCACTGGCTTGGGCCGACTAAGGACCGCGGTAGAGAGGGCGACCAGCTGCTGCTGCGCCCGCACCGGGTTGATCATTGCGAAGCCGCCGTAGTTGTAGGTGGCAGCGTTCTGCGAGATCTTCAGGGCGTCTGCCCTGTTGAAGCCTTCAATGATGGCTGGGTCCAACTTGACCCCAGGCTGGTGTTGCTCCTGCTGCAAGCGGAAGAACTCGCCAACTTTGTTGCCGTAGCCCGATTGTTTAATGATGAACTGCATTTGGGGCGACAACTCTTGGCCGCTCATGATGCGCTTCAGCTCTGTGTCGTGGACCTGTAGCGGCACAACCTTGCCGGACTTGACTGCCTGGTTCAGTTGCTGCTTGAGCTGCGTCGGCACAGCCTTAAAGAGGCCGTTGTACTTCTGGTAAAACTCGCCAGGGTTTGTGACCTGAGGAGGCAGAGCGTCAGCAGCCCTAAGAGTTTGGGCCTGGGCGTCGCTGCCGATGTATTTGTCCAGGTACTCCTTCTGCGCAACGGCGACCTCGGCGTCACTCTTGCCTTCTGCTTTGAGGTTTGCCTCAAGCTGTGCAAGGTTGCGCTGCAGGTCTGCCCTTAGTTGCAGGGCTTCGCTTGCCTCCTCGTTCGTAAGACCCACGCCGCCAATGCCAGGACGCTTGAGAAACGTCTCCCGCTGTTTGACGATGCGATCAACCATCGACTTGTTGGCGCTGGCCTGGGGCGCCCCGTCCCGACGACGCTGCTCCTGGGCCAGCTTCATTGCGCCTTGCACTGTTGTTGCATCGGCGCCGCTTGCGATCAGCCGGTTCAGGGCTGCAACTTTCTGCTCACCAGTCAGGTCGTCACGGCCAACAATGCTTGCGGCATTTTCTGCAAACAGGCCTTGAACCCTGGTTGAGCCAAGCGAAGTCGACGTGCTGGCGTAGTTCTGCACAGCTTTCTGTGCCTTGTCCAGGGCGACGACGTTGCCCGCCAGGCGTGGGTCGTTGGCCATTGCTTGCGTGGCCTGAAGGACAGCTGTGTCGTAAGCCTGCCGGTCTGCCGCTAGGGCTGGATCATTGAGCCCGTACTTGGCGATGTACTCGCGGCCGATGTCTTCGCCGGTTGCTTCCTGTACTGCGTCAAGGCTGTTGCGAAGGCTGGCCGCGTCCTCCATGCTCTTGCGCAAGTTTTCGACAACGCCCACCGCGCCGCCCTTAGCGGCCATGTAGTCGATCAGTCGTTCGCCATTGGGGCCTGCAACAATCAGGCGCTGCATCTCGCTCACTTGCTGGTTGAGCTGTGAGGCAGTCGTCGTGTCAGTCCGCAAAACGCCGTTGTCGCTTGTCGTGCTGATCAGCTGAGCAGTCGCCCGCAGCTGGGGCATCACGTTTTCGACAACTTTTTGATAACCATCAACCCCGAGGACCAGGCGGGCGTCGTTAAGGGTCTGACTGACAAAGGCAGCTTTCTGCTCAACAGTCATGTTTGGGCTTTGCAGCGCTGCTGCCGCAGCCCTATTGCTGGAAGCGATCCATTCGCGTTCTTTCCACTTGCTGTGTACTTCGGCCTGGGCGGAGCTGAGCTGGGTGTACTTCGCGTAGACCAGGGGCTCAAACTCTTTCCAGACGACGGGGTCGTTGGGGATGCGGAGCAGGCTTTGCATTGCAGCGATCGCTCGCGGATCGTTTGGCTGCAAATACTCCTTGGGCACCATGCCGCCGCCAGCGCCCGGCACCTCTGTCATCTGCTTCCATTTGTCGCCTGCTGCGTCCAGGTCCATCCGCAGGTTCGCCATAGCGACATAGCGGTTGGCGTAAGCCAGCTGCAGCGGGCTAAGGGCCTGCATTTGGCGATGCATCGCAGCAGCCTGCGCATCGCCGCCCTGCGCCTTTTTGTAGAGGGAGTCGCGCAGTGCTGCAAAGTCCTGGCCTGGGTACTGCTGCGTAAAAGAAAACGCTGCAGCCTTTCCAGCAGCATCGGCGTCGGCAATCCGCTGCTTCTGGACAGTCATTGCGGTATCGCCCCAGGTGCCAAGCGTTTGGCTAATGCCGCCAAGGCTTTTAGCGAGGGCCGCCAGGTCCTGATTGGGCTCAGGTAGCGCAGGCGGGGCAGGAATCTTGACCGGGCCGCCAAGGGTCGGGGCCCCTGGCTGGAAATAAGTATTGACTGGCGCGGCCTTTGGTTGCAGCGCCGGCTGATTGATTGAACGACCAGCCAGTGCGGTCGCAGATGAGGCCTGCGGAGTGGCGCCAACCAAGCGCTTGCTGTCTTGTGCCCCAGCGACTGCGCCAGTGGCGGGACCGAGAGAGATGCGTGCCATTGGTTTAGTACAAGAGTGAGCCTTGCCAACCGGACTTCACGGCGGCCGATACCTCTGACCCGCCCAGGGAGTTGGTGGGCAGGCCAGGCGCCGGAGGCGGCTTGGCTGCGTTGAGGCCCTGCAGTCCGCTGGTAAGCGACATGCCAGCTGCAATAGAGCTTGCAACCGCAGAGCCAGCCCCTAGGACGTAAGGCAGTGCGCTTGGGTCTGGCGTCTTGATCGGTTGTATCGGATCAAGAATCGTTTGTTTCAAGTAGGGGTTCTGACTGGCGAGTCGGCTGGCGTAGGTGGCCTGTGCCCCGACCTTCTGCTGCTGACCTTGCTGGAAGGTGAACGCCAGGTTACGGCTGGTCGCAAAGTCAAAGTTGGCTTGTTGTCTGTAGAAGTCAGCGATCAGGCTGTCGACGACAGCGCCGGACTTGCCGGATGCCAAAACCTCACCGCGCATCTGCAGGCCTGCCACGGCAGCTTCCCTCTTCTTCTGGGCCGCGGCCTCCTGCTCCTGAGACAGGGCCAGGTTCAGCTGGGCGATGTCATTGGCATGAGCCAGGGCTGCAATGGTTGCGTTCTGCGAAATGATGTCGTCTTGCAGGATGCTCTTCTGCGATTCATATTCACGAGCTGAGGACACCTGCATCCGAGCAAACTCATACTCCTGCTCGGCTACCTGATTGCGATAGGCGACATTGGCTTTTTGCTGCTGGTAAGAAACGACCTGCGAAGCGATCCCCAGGCCGCTGCCAACTACAGCAAACGCAATGCCGGCTGTTACTGCATCGCACATGCTTTAGATCCTCACAAACTCGTAGAACAGGCGACCTTCTGGTCCCCAGTTTGGATGCTTACGGATAAAGGTAAAGCCCATGTACCGCAGCCACCGGACGTGGACCTCATTCCTTGCGTCCACCACGTTGAACAGTACGGGGTACTGCTCATGCAGCTTGGCTAGTTCTGCCTTTGATTCTTTCAGAAAAGTGCGACGGTCGCCGTGGTCATCAAGCATCGACTGGCAGCCAAGCATCCACACCCGACCAGCTGTTGGGCCCTGGGGAACGACGCCCCACATGCCAATTACGTTCTCTTTGCGGCCGACCATGGCCATGCATGGTTTGCTCATGAAGAAGCAGAACAGCAATGCCTCTCGGGGAGAGTGGCCCGATTGTGCCCGGACTTCGGCCGCATCCTCTGGCCGCATCTCATCAGCAACAAAGGCCACGTCATCAATCGTGGCCCGTCGTTGATAGCCCGTCTTCACAGGCGATTGGCACGGCTGTGATACCACCCTTCCCATTCGGCTGATTGCACCCTGCACGGTAGAGGGCTGTTGCTGACTATCTCGATCCTGGCTTCTGTGTTCTGCGCCATGACTGGAACGCGGAACTTGCCGGTAGCCAGTTGTGGAGCGCCGATCAGCACAGTGCCGTCGCCAACCGTCAGACCTTCATACGGATAGGTCTGAGCATCACGGTCCTGCGGGGTGATGCGCAGCTGGAATGACGACGTGTCGTCAAAGACCACCGACCAAGTGCGCAGCTGCAACCGGGGGCCTGCTGCTACGGCAATGCCGCCACCTGCCGGCTGCTCCTTCAGGTATGGCGTGGAGAACTCATACGTCATGTTGTACAGCTCGCCCACGTAGAAGTCGGCGTTGGTCAGGTCGCCTCGAACTGTCATCGTCCCGTTGCCCCCGGCGCCGCCGTTCAGGCTTTCGCCAATCGGGAACAGCACCTGGCCGTGCTGGATGGTGTTGCCGGCTTCAAAGCGCCCGACCACAACCATGGTTCCAGTTGCTGCCATCGGATACGGCAGCGTGATCGTGGACTGAACGTCCAGACCAGCAGGCGTGGTCAATGCGACAGAGCAACTGGCCTCTGTCGTCTTGCGGTCCAGCAGGATCTCAAAGTTGGTGTTGGAGTCGACGGTCTCTGGGCGCAGCGCCACCCGCTCCAGGTAGACACCGTCGCTGTACTCGGCGACCAGGTACAGGTCGCTGTCCAGGATGTCAGCGCCAATAATTTCCTTGGCGTCTTCCACCTGCCAGTAGGACCAGGCGGACTGCAGCTTGGTGTCGTCCTCAAAGAAGAACTTGTAGAGGTAGATCCGGTCAGGCTGGTCACTGCTCAGTGCAACGATCGCCTCCTCCGACACTGATGCCACCAGCGTGGACAGGTTGCCAGGAACAAACCGCGGCACAGCTGCTGTCACTTCTTCCGACAACGGCACTGGGCCGCTGGCGTCTGGCAGGAAGAACTCCCGCAGCCCACTGAACTCACCCTTGGGGATAGCGAAGTAGACCATCCGGCCAACACCCACTGGGTCGACCGTCGCCTGCATCTCAAACGTAGTGATGGCAGTAACGGTCGCGGTCCTTGGCGTCAGGCTGGTGCCAACAGTTGTGGCGCCAGTGTCCAAGCGGAACTGACCGTGTCGGCTGAATAGCAGCAACGTGTTGGCAAAGGCCAGGCTGCTGACCAGGAAGTTGATCTCTGTACCGCCAGTGCTGATGTCGATCGGGTCGCTATCAATGACCGTCTGCACTGTTTCTGGGAAGAAGCGGTCATAGCTATCAGCTGCAGACAGGATTACGTTCTCGTCTGCCAGCAGCACCAGGCGGTTGCGGAACAGCGTGATGTTTTGGATTGTGCTGCCAACAAAGCTGGGCTCTGGTGCTGTGGCCGCATCACCAGCCACCCGACCAGACCAGTTGAACTCTTGGAAGGTGAAGGTGCCGTTGGCATTGCGCACCAACACGTGCGGCATGGTGGCTGCATCCAGCTCAAAGACAATCCCTGGGGCGACCGTCTCCCGCCAGGTGCCATGGCCAAAGCCACTGCCAGCGTTGGCTTCAAAGCGGACGTAGTAGTCGTCGAAGTTGGTCGATGAACTGCCAGCGATCTTGACCGTGAACCCGTGCTGAGCCAGCAGGGGCAGTTCGGTGATGGTGTCAATCGTGCCCTTGATCGGGATTGTTCCTTCCGCGTTGCGAGTGTCAGTCGCCTTCAGGGTGTAATCACCGCCGTCGTTCTTCTCAATCGTGACGATGTAGTCCTGAGCGGCGATGGTCCAGCCAGCTCCAAGGGCTGACGAAAGACTGCTGGCCAGGTTGCTGGCGATTTCAACAGTGCTCGGGTTGGAGCCACCAGCATGGGATGTGGTGTAACTGACCGTCGTGCTGTTGACCGTGATGCTGTAGGTGGTGTTGTAGTCCGCGGTCTTGCAGAAGACCATGGACCTGGTGCCCCAGTCAGTCGACGTGGCCGCAGACATGGCCACCTCCACCTCACGGTTGACGATGTAGGTGACGTCTGCGACTGATGCCACCCGGAATTGATTGGATGGATCTGATGCGTTGTTGATGTCCAGGTAGCCGACACCGTCAGGGGTGGTGACGGTTTGCTCTGCCCCGTTCAGGTCGAACACCCGGATGTTGCCGTCAGTAATGAACAGCAGATACCGGATTGCACCGTCTCGATCGACGATGTGCACAAACGGACGACCAGTCCCTGCTGTACCGGCGAACATCCGGTTCAGGTGATAGATCGGCGGACGCTTCTTTAGCCCTTCAACAGGGCTGGGCATGCAGTTAATGACTGACTCGGCCTGCGAGGCCAGACGCAGCGCCGCTGGCTGCTGGCTGACCCCATTGATCAGGTTGGGTATCGAGCTGCTGACGAGAGGCATGGCTTAACGCGCAATCGCACGGCTGGGCAGATACGTCCTGATTACACCTGTATGGTTCGGATTGCCACGCAGCATGCTGTGTTCGCTCTTAGTGGTCTCCTCTTCCAGAAACTGGCTGCGAGCTTCCAGCTCCAGGGTCAGGTTCATGCGGGTCAGATCAGCGCTGCCAATGATTGCCTCTTGGAGCTGACGACCACCGCGAGTCATCACGTATTGGCGAGCATGCTCCGGCAGTTCGTCCCACTCCAGGATGTAGGTGACGTCTGCCTTGAGGTCTACGGTGAAGGTATAGCTGTTGTTGCGTCGGTCATACAGCTTGCTGCCGCGCTGCACGACGTCCAGGTTTGAGTACAGGTAGGGGTCAACCACCACACGGCTGACGTTGTCGCCCACCTCAATCTGATTGCTGGCATTACGCACCAGGGTGCGCTCGTAGTCGGTATTGAACGACCAGCCCTCTGCTTGCAACTTGCGGCTGACGTCGTTCAGGGTGTCTTCTGCTTGCTTGGCCAGGCCGAACTGACCGTTCAAGCTGTTGACGGGCGCCTCGCCCATCATCTGCAGCACACGGTTCACGGCTTGCAAGAAGCTGGTGCGGGCTTGAGCCATAGCAAGACTCCAAAAGAAAAAAGAAAGGGGGCCGTAGCCCCCTGAGTAGCAACGATCAGGCGGAAGTGGTGATCTCGATTGCACAGTCGGGGCGCAGGACGTTGGTGCCCAGTGCCATAGAGCCGACCATGAAGGTGCCTTGCCACAGGGCATGCACGTCGGAGCCGGTTTGCTCCATCTTCAGATCCATCAGCTTCACGGTGCCGACTGCCTGCTTGTTAAAGATCAGGCCAACGCTGTTGGTGAAGTCAGCGTTGTAGGCGTTGTTCTCACCAGTCACCGCAGAGCGGTTGGTGGTGGGCAGGTGGTTGGACATGACGATGTCAATGCCAGCCACGCGCAGAACGGTGCCGTCGGCGTAAGCGCCTTGGCCGCCCCAGTCACGGTTGATGACGTTGGTCTCTTGAACGAGCTTGTAATACTGCGCAGGGGGCAGCACGCAGTAGCGGCCGTCCTGGGGCAGGTTGTTTTCGTCCATCTTCTGGGCTGCGCTGAACAACGTAGTTGCCAACTGAGCGCCAGTGATAGCGGCTTTGGAAGCGGCGGTGATGTTGATCTGGGTGCCGCCGGGCAGATCAGTGTTGAAGTTGGTGGCGGTGCGAGCAGCCTTGGCAACCATCGCTGCGACGTTCTGGTCAAAGCGATAGGCCAGAGCGTTGCCCATCTCAAGCGAATACTGCGACCTCACGTCGTAGTGATTCTTGGCCTCGTCAATGTCAGCCAGGAAAACTTGGCTAACCAGCTTGTCGTCGATGTTGACGACAGCTTCAGCGTGCTTGATCTGCGACCCGGTCAGCATGGTGCCCGGGGTGTGATACGCAGTCGAAGCAAGGCCAATGATGGGGAATTGGGCGCTCTTGCCTGAGCTGATCGTGCGGACTGTATGCAGTCCTTCGAAGATGGTTGCCTTACGGAAGGCGGTCAGCACTTCACCGGCAAACACCTTAAGGAAAAGTGCGTCATAGGCCGTGCCAGTGTTATTGACTAGGCCAAGACGCGAGGCGTCAAAATTAGGGGCAGCCATTGCTGGTCTCCTAGAAAAGTTGGGTTGTTACCCCGACCGCGCCTCCTTCCACTGGGGGTGTCCTCCGCAGAGGGCCGTCGTTTCCGTGAGAAGGTCTAGGTAGACAAATGATAAGCATGTAAAGCGTCAATAAAAAAGCCCCCAACTGGGGGCCTAGTCCGCTCTGCCGTTAAAGGCTAGAGCACATTTGAGCGAGCGAGTTTCTCTTGCACTTTTTTGCGGAAAGCAGGATCGGATTGATACTTCGGATCTGACATCGCCTCGACCACCTGGGCCGTCGACTCAAACTTCTCACCCGATGCCTTAGGTGCACGACCACCCAACAGCTTGGGTTCACGGCCAACGGCATTGGTGTACTGGCTGTAAAGGCCAGCAACTGCAAGGCGTGCCTGGTCTGGATCCTTGGTGTTGACCAGTCTGTTGAAGGCCCCGATCTCAGTCTCTGACAGGTTTTGCGCTGCCCACTGAGTCATGGCTGCATAGCCTTCTTCGCCGCCGTACTGGGACTTGATGCCATTGATCTGCTGAGCAGCCAGCTCGTTGTCCTGGGTGGCGGTGTACTGCAGACCTGCCAGGTAGGCATCCACCATCTGCCGGGTAAAGCCGGCGCCTTCCAGTTCCCCGTAGTCCGCTTCGCTCAGCTCACCCGTCTGTTGCCAGCGGGTGTTCATGTCACCGAAGTCGATGCCGGCTTCCTCTAGGCGACTGCCGATGTAGTCGCCGTAGATCTCTTTGGCATCACCTGCTTCAGCTTCAACCTGTTCGACCTCGTCGTCGGTTGCTTCGACCTGGTCGGGCTCGGGTGCCTCAGGCTTGGACTGGCCGAGCTTGCTCTCCAGTTCCTTGTACGCCTTCTCCAGATCTTCGGGTGACTTGTACTTGCCAGCCAGCAGGCGGGGCTCTTCACCCTGCAGTTCGACCTTGTCGTCTGGGCTGAGCTGTACTTGATCTTCTGTTGAAAACGCTGGGGTTGGATCTTGCTTGATGGTGATGGCTTCGGGCATAAAGACCTCAGTTGATTTGAATGATTCCTTTGTCGTCGACGCTCACAGTCGGGCGCTCGACAGGGGCAGGCTGACGCTCGGGGATAGCGCCAATCTCAATGACGTCAGAGGCCGGGTGCGGGGGCACCTTCGACGGCTCCTGGCCCAGGCTGGCCAATGGGGCCTGTTGGAGTTGTGTCGGTTCGACCTTGGATGTTGGGGAGGGAGTTGGGTTGGGGGCCGGGGGCTCCTGCTTCCTCTGAATACTGCGGGCCATAAGGGGCTCCAGGTTGTGTGTAGTTAGCGGCCACTTGTGCCATGGCCGGCGACTTGAGACCAGCCATAAGCATCTCCTGTTGAGACGCTTGTTGCTGCATCTGCATAGCTTGTTCTTGCTCTGCTGCCAACTGCTCTTGTGTCTTCACCAAGTTGGTGGTATCGATAGATCCGCTTGCTGCAAGACGACGTAGTGCCTCGTCGATGTTCAGGAACTTGGCCATGATCTCAGGGCCCAGCGCTTGCTGCGCCGTCATGATGAACTCCATCAACTTGTTCCTGTCATCGCCGCGGCCGATTGCTTCAAGGCCAGTGACAGGCTTGGGGTTCACCAGGGGCTGACCGTTCTCGCTGCTCTTGGGGAACGCCGGCAGCTTGCGCTGCTTGCGCAGCACGTACATCAGACGACGCACCAGGGGAAGCTGTAGCTCCTGGGTAAGGATTGAGTACAGGCCAGAGATGCCGGCATCCAGTTCCTGGCTCATGTACTTGATCTCTTCCGCGGTCACCCGCTCACCAGGTCGCTGGATTGCAGTGTTCAACAGGAAGGCAAAGGCCAGGCGGTTTTCAATTCGATCAATGGTGCCGCTTGCAATGCTCAGGTCTTGCGCCTTCTGCGATTGCACGACCGTGACGTCGGCAGCATTTCCCTGCACGATTGCACCGTTAGCTGCATTGGCCAGGGTGCGAGGGCGGGTAGTGCCGTTGGGGTTGACCAAGAACAGGATCTTGGCCGCGGCAGCACTGCCCTCCAGCACTGACTGATACAGGGATTCAAGTGCAGTCAGGTCGCCGTAATACTGCTCGACGTAGCCGCGGCCGTACTCCTCGCTGTCGATGCGGTCATACCGCAGGGGGATCCAAGGCGAGTGCTCCTCGTCGCACATGCCATGGGTGCCGGGTATCTCCTTGCCCTTGGCTTCTTGATACCAGTGGCACTTACCGTTCTCGAACTCAACCCGGGTGTAGAGCTTTACGGTTTTCTTGATGGGGCCGTCGTACGACTCACCCATCTCCTCGTCTTCTTCTGGCAGAAAGTCGGAAGGCAGGGCTTCTGGGTAGACCTCCTCTTCCACCACGATCTCAGTGACGTGCCCCATGGGATCACGACACAGCACATAGCGATCAAGATGAATAACACGGATGCCGTCCTCAGAGACGTAGAGGAGGGCGTTGCCTCCAACTAGCAGATGCTTGAACGCTTCATGCATTGAGGCCCTGCCGTTGGCGGTCTCAAGCACCTGCATGACAGCGTGCTCAACCTTGACCAGGGCAGTGTCCAGTTCTGTCTTGATCTCTGGCCCAGCGTCCATGACGCGCAGTGCCAGGCTGTCGACTTCCAGCTTGAAGAACGCAGAGTTTGGCGGGAACAGGGTGATCAGCAATTTGCTGGCCAAGTAGTTCACGCCCCGAGCGCCCAGGCTTTGATACGGCGTCTTGAGACGACCGTGGTCCCCGAAGTTTTCATCGGGGATTAAGCCTGGGATGGTGACCTTGCTGCAGTCACGGGCCCGCTGCAGGAAGGGATCCCTGTTGCTGACCAGCGAGTGATAACGGGCGGCAGCCGTCATGTCGTCATCCATGCCGTAAGGCTTGGACTGACGGTCGACGTTGCTGGTCAGACGGAGATCCATTTATCAGACGACGATGCCGAGGGATGTACCGATTGCGCTGCCGGGGATGTCAGCCCGCATGCGCTTGCGTCCATAGCCAGCAGTGCGCTGGGTTGGGCTGGGTGCTTGGGCAATCTCCAATGCAGGGGTAGGTGCCTCAGCTGTGGGGTTAGGCGCAGGCGGCGGGGGCGCTTCAGCGATCCGCTTCTGCTCCTCATAGCGTGCTTGCTGCTCAGCCCGCTGGACTTCAAACTGCCGCGTCTGCTCGTCCATCTGTTCCCGCTGCAGCGCTAGCTGCTTGCTGTTGTCAGGAGGAGAGGGGGCACCGCCACCGCCGCACATAGGTCAGGCCTCGTTTTGTTCAAGATAAATGGAACGCAACATGCGTACCACGTTGCGTTGTCCCACGTAAATCCAGATCTGTCGATCAGTCCAGGTCTCCCCAGGGCACAGTTCCGGGAAAGTTTCTTCCAGTCGTTTCAGGATTGCCTCGTCAACAGCTGGCCAGAGATCATCATTCATTGCTGTTCAGGTAAGGATCGGTGGACGGATCCCATAGGCGAACCCGGCCAGCAGTTAAGTCATAGTCACCGTCGCGCAAGATGCGAGCTAGGCGTGCATTAAGCACAGCGTCATTCAGGGTGAGACCTGCTTTGGTGAAGGCCTGCACCACCTTGGGCCACATGTCCTTAAGCAGGATGCTGTCACCAAGGATCTTCTCTGCACCTTTGGGGCCAACGCCTTTGACACCTGGGTAGTTGTCGCTGGTGTCGCCCGTCAGGGTTTGAGTCATCCAGGTTCGGTCAGCCTGCCACTGGCTGATCTCTTCCACCTCGTCCCTGGCAAGCAAGCGACCAGGGATTGTCCGCATGTCCTTGTCAGGCGAAACGATGATGGGCGACGGCACTGTGCCATTGGTGGCAAGAATTCCCATCACGTCGTCTGCCTCAAGGCCTGGCATCAGACGACTGTCAAAGGTCTGCATCATCCACTGACGCATGTCCATGTAGCCCAACGGCTTGCGACGTCCAGCTCGATTGGCCTTGTACTCCTGGTACTCCTGGTGCCTGAAGGTGGGGTAGTCGCTGAAGCAGATCAGCGCGTCAGGGTCGCCAGTGATCTGCTCCTGCCGTTCGAGCATGGTGAACAGCAGATCCTTCACGTCGCCCTGGTCCAAGTGCAGGGTGTGAATGTCTTCTGTCCAGCGGATGTCTGCCTCGCAAGCAGAGCAAGCGAAGTACAGCAGGTAGTCGCCGTCGTTGATCCTGGTCATTAGATGACAGTGCGGGTTTGGTAGTTGGGATCTGTTTCGTCTAGGTGGCACTCAGGCCCAAAGCCTGTGGCCTTTAGCTCAGCTGTCTTGTCCGCATCTGGGGCATGACGACTGGCGTCGTGCTGGTCCAGGCCATGCAGCCAGTCATCCAGCAACTGCCTGGTGGCAGCGCCGGCTGGCAGCTTGAGGAAGCTGCGCAGTTCATTGGTGCATCGGAAGTAGAAGCTGGTGTTCTTGGCATAGCCAATAAAGAATCGACCGTTGTGATCGACGCTTGTTTCGACGGCCATCCAGCCGCCCAGATCTAACCGCTCACGTTTCATGGCCTACGTGCCGAAGTAATGGGACATGGGCACGCACAAGCGCCCGGTGTCCTGGTCATACAGAAGTCTGTCGACCGGGCCGGTTTGTCCGGTGAAGCGATTCTTGAGAACTCTCAACTGCAACTCACTGCGCTCTGCTGTGTCTCCTTGCTGGTTGCGTTCTGCTCCTATGCAAAGGTCACTGAGCTGGGCAATGGCGTGACTTCCCCTCAACTGCGACAGGCTTGTCTGCCCACCCTCTTCATGGCCGCGGCCTTCAGGTCGCTTGAGGTGTGACACCAGCACCAAGCCAATCCCGGTCTGTTCAACAACCTGCCTGAGCTTGGTGCATGTGACGTCGATTGCCCGTCGTTCATCAAGGTCAGCGAGGCCACTGATGACGATGGTCAAGTGATCAAGGAAGACAACGTCTACCTGTTCGACGTCAGCCAGGTAGCGGATCTGTTCAATCAACCGATCGGGATCCATTGACCCGAAGTGGTCATAGAGAAAGAGGCGACCCGTCCCAAGCAGTTGGTCAAACGCCGCCTTGATCTCCTCCTCCTTGGCAAGGGTAGGGTCCAGGTGGATGGGTTTGCTCAGCTGAATACCGATGATTCCTTGAAGCGTGCGCTGCAGTGACTCTTCAAGGGCGATGTATCCAACGCGCAGGCCTGCCTGCAAAAAGTGATAGGCCCACTCCCTGCAGATGGATGACTTACCCGTGCCACTGCCTGCTGTCAGCGTGACCATTTCTCCCTTACGGAAACCACGGGTGACAGCACTGAGCTGCGGCCATGGATAATCGCAGGCAGATACAGCACCAGGTCGGATCAGCTCATCCCATAGATCAGCTGCGTTGACGATCCCGTCTGGGCGAACCGGGGTTGCTTTCCACAGCAGGTCACGGAGCTTCTCGCCCTCGCCTGCCATCAGCATTTCGTTGGCGTCCTTGCGGGGCAGACGGCAGATCGCCACCTTGCCCAGCGGCAGGACGTTCATTGCATCTTCAGCTGCTGCAATCCCTGGCTCGTCGCTGTCAAAGCACAGCACGATGCGGCTGAACTGACTCAGCCATTTCAGGTTGCCGGCCAGGTACTTACGTGCCGACTGCGCACCGTTAGGCAGAGAGACAACCGGGAACTTGTTGCCCTGTACTTGGCTGACGCTGAGTGCGTCGATCTCACCTTCGGTGACAACGACGAACATGTTGGTGCCACCGCCATGGCCTTGGCGCCATAGGTGCTGACCCCATAGCTGCACGTTGCTGGTGTCACCAATCCAGCGGAACTTCTTGTCGACGTACCGCAGGTGCTGCGCAATAGGCGCACCCTTTTGATCTCGATAGGTGGCGACCTGGACGGCTTGTCCGTTGTGGGTAGTGGTGCCGTACTCGTAAAGCTTGCAGGTTTGTTCAGTTAGGCCGCGCTTTGCCAGCGCCTTGCAGCTGATGAAGTCCAGCAGCTTGGCCTTTGGTGGTGCCAGGACAGGCATGGGTGGTGGGTCGTCCTTCTTTGGTTGTTCTTGGTATCCGCAGCCAAAGCACGTCGCGTGTCCGTCGTCGTACCTAGCCAGGTTGTCTTTGCTGTTGCATTGGGGGCATGCCTCATGCCGCAGGAACTTGGATGGCATCGCCGTACCAACTTGTAGGTATGTGGCCTTGACACCAGATGAACCCATGGCGTTCCGCCCATTGCCCATAGGTCAATGAACGTGGCGCCTTGCTGAGCCTGACGTTGCAATTCTGGAAGCACAGCCTGATGTCAAGGTCAGGGTGCTGAGCCTTCACTGCCAACATCTTGCGTCGGTCCTCTGGGCTGAAGTGCCCTTTGGTTTCGACCAACACCCCGTTCGGCAAGCAGAAGTCCGGGGTGTATGTGGCCTCAATCTTGTAAGGCAGGGCCTGGCGTTCGTAATCGAAAGCCAAGCCCCGTGTATTCAGTGAGCTGGCTACTGCCTGCTCAAACTTGGAGCGGAACCTAGAAGTCCCCGAAGTCTCCGGTGTCCTTGACCTGGGCGGACGAGTCGAACGGCACGGCCTCGGCGTCCTCCTCGGTCCAGCCGTTCTCGACTGGCGTGAACCCATGGCTGTCACTGCCCCCGCCATACGGCACGAAGTTAATGATCTGAGCAGCCAGCACCTTGACCGAAATGCCAACACCAAACGGGGAGTTGTATGGCTGAGCAATAAAGGTCAGGCGACCAGTGGTGCCTGCGCCCATCTTGGACAGGGGCGCTGTGTTTGTGATCGGCTTGCCCTGCGAATCAAAGAGGGCAACGGACGAGGTGTAGGGCTGACCGCTCTTGCTGATGCCAGATGCCTTGCGCTTCATCTTCAACGCAAACACCGGCTCGCCATCCTCTTCGGTGTACTCGAAGGCAGGAGACGCCAGCTTGAACTTGCGGCTGGGTTCAGCTGTCTTGAGCTGCAGCTTGAAGCGTTCCAGTAATTCCTCCAGCTGCTGCTCGATGGCAGTTGCTTCGGCAGCAGGGATCAGAGCAACGACCTTGAAGACTGGTGCGTCGAACTTGGTGTCGGGTTCGACCAGCCAGGCGTACTTGAATTTGCAGATCGGAGTGGTGAGCTTGAGCTTTTCGGCTTGTTGGTAGTTCATGTAATGAAGTAGTCGCTTTGCTGGACCTGGGCCAGGTCAAGCCGGCCCAGGGTGGGTCTGGTAGGGATGGACGGCAACAGATCTGAGGGGATCTGTGACAGAAGTTCAGAGCTGATGCGATCGAACAAGTCGCCGCTGTAGATCTGAGCAAACGTCTCCCGCACTGAGTTGCGCAGTTGCGTCATCTCAGCAGGGGTTGTGGCGAAGCAGTCATGGATGCCGCCCAAGTTGCGCACGCCATGGGTCATGGCATGGATGGTGGTCAGTGTCATGTGGCTGGAGTCCAGGCTGTGCACGACGTTCGGACTAAGGGCATTGCCCATCCGACGTGTGTCCAGGCCGATGTCATCCACCTGACAGCGAATATCTAAGCGCACATCCGACAGGTAGTTCAGTCGGATCCGCTTCATCCGAGTGTTCGGGTAACTCTGATGCACCAGCAAACCCGACGGTGAGCGCCACTGCAGGGGCACACCAGCCTTGCCGGCAATTCTTCCCACACTGCGGAACCATTCCATTGCCTCAGCTGCTGGCTGCACCAACGACGTGGCCTGCTCGTGCAGGATCCGTGCCATGTAGTGCACGGTCTTGGTGGCGCCAGGCAGGTTCACCCAAGTCTTGTTGTTAAACAGCTCTTCGCTGCGCTCCAGGGCCCAGTTGTATGCATAGAAGTAGAAGGCGCTGCGCGTCGCTGAATACGGCAGCGTCATCACGCACGGCTTAGCCAACGACCTGTCGGGCTGCAGCTGCAGCCAGTCGGCTGCCATCTGGTCATCGCTATCTCGAAGGATGGTCAGCACCCGCTCGATCACCGTGCGGTAGATGTCAGCTGGACCGCTGTCGTCATCCGTCAGGTTGACCAATGCACCCATCTGAGTGCTGCGCAGTAGTGCGCTGTAGTGCTGGATCCCGGAGCAGGTGCAGTCCAGCATCACGGGCAGGTCACACACGTACCCATAGCCCTGACCGCTGAACTGTTGGTAAGCACGACAGAACGCCAGGAACTGCCATGGCTTATCAGCTCGCATCCAAAACTCAGCGTGCTGCCATGGGTCACGGCCAGTCGCTTCAATCTGCAGCTGGTTTTCGTGCACCCAGTCAATGCGTGACCTGAAGTCCTGCTTGCCCAGCCCGTAGACATTGGCGCCATGCACCCGCAGCCAGTCAGCGTCCTGCTCACAGCTGATCGGTGTGCCCTCTGCAAACAGCAGCAGTGACCGTGATACGTCGTTGCCTTGGGGGTTGAGATAAGGGGGCCGGTAGTAGTACCTGCCCCTGAAGTCCAACGACATCGGGAAATATATGGCCTGCTCACTGGCGAAACGACGTGCCACCCATAGGCATTTGGCCTGGGCGATGCGTGCGTTGCGGGTCTTGTCGTTCTTCTCGTGGATGCGACGTGCCTTGTTGCGCCACCGCACGACGCCGTCGTCGCCATCGTCCAGGTGCTTGGGGTATGGCGGCACCGGCCACCCCTCACGTGGCAGCAGGCAGCCCACCTCAAGGCTGTTGTCATAGGCATGGCTGACCTGGTCCAGCATCCAGCCATTGACCTTCCAGCTCACTGTCTGATGCAGGTTGGCCGCGGCCATGAATGGCTCGGACCCATCGCAGTTAGCAGCGACGACGTCAGAGCCTGACTTGAACAGTGACACAGGCAGCTGCTCGTTGAGGTAGCCGCCGCTCAGTGGTGTCGACCAAGGCCGTGGTTGCACCAGCATCGGCAACCAGTTCGGTGTCATCAGCCGCTGCTGCTGGGTGACATCAGAGATCCACTGCATGCACTGCTCAGTGGCCTTCACCACCCGTCGTGCTGGCTTAAAGCTGCGGTCCAGGACAATCTCGATCATCCCCGACTCACGGGCGATCAACTCCACCAGGAACACACCGCTTGCCATGCGTTGTTTGGGCTCCCATATTTCCGTGTTCTGCATGCGGAGGATGGAGGCCAGGCGTTGACGCTTGATGCTGCGCACCCGTCGGTAGCGGTACAGCTCCTGTTTGGTGGCACGTCGGAGCATGGTCTCGATCCATAGCTTTTCAGCTACGTCCATCGCCACGTAATGCAGCGTGTCGTTGCAGCTGATGCTGTCGATCACAGTGCGCACAGCTGCTGCTGCCACCACCTGCGGTGGGAGCAGGGTGACAGGCAGCAACAGAGCAAAGTTCTGCCCGGCCTTACCTGCCTTGATGCGACGCCTCACGGTGCGCAGGTGCCCCATGATTTGCTCCACACCAAAGGCAGTCAGGTGCTCACCCCACTTGCTCAGTGATTGCGTGCGGTTTTTGCGTTGCTTGTTGGTGAACAGGTCGACCCTGTCACCACCAAGCGAAACCATCTCCTGCTCAAGGGCGAGCTGATCCTCAGCTGACCGTGACCGGCTGCTTGTCTGCTGTCCGAAGAACGCCGTGCTCATGGGTGGTGGGTTGTTGCAAGACGTTGATTGCATCTGCCAGCTCACGGCCTGACAGGTGTGCGTACTTCTCGGTGACGGTGATGCTGCTGTGACCCAGCAATTTCTGCACCGTGTAAAGGCTGACGCCACGCTGCACTAGGCGCGTGGCGCAGGTGTGGCGCAGGGCATGCAGCACAAACTGATCGTCACTGTCTAGGCCCATCTCCTTGCGGGCCTTGTTCCAGCTGTACTCAAAGTGGCTGCGTTGCAGGTCGTCAAACACCAGGCCTTTGCGGGTGATGCACCGATCGCCAATGATCTGCCGCACCCGATCAGTCATCGGGATAGAGCGAGGCAGGTCTGCCTTGTTCTCCCACACGCTGATCAGGTTGTGGCCCAGGTCGACGTCGTTGACGCGCAGTGCCATCAGCTCACCAACCCGCATGCCGGTGTCCAGTAAGACGACAACAGCCTGCTGACTGGCAACCTCGCCCCACTGCAGCAGGTGCATGCACACCTGCCGCTCTTCCATTGCACTCAAGTAGCGGATGCGATGCGGTGGTTCTGACTGGCGCTGCATGCGTGGCTTACGGCTGCAGCCACCACGGTCTAAGGCGTCAGTGAACAGTGCCGACAGGGCGTACAGCTTGCGGTTGATGGTGCCGCTTTGATTGCCCTTGGCCTTGAGTGCCTTGACCCACTGGTCAATGCGCTCAGTTGTCACCTCATCCAGGGCAGTGTCCCGCCCGAAGAACTCAACTGCCTCCTTGGCTCGGCTGATGGCCTTGGTGCCGTCCTTACTGCCACGCCACCGCACATCAGCGCTGGTGCGCAGTGCCTTGTGCATGGTCCAGCTGTTGCCAGCAGCAGGCAGCCCGATCAGCTGCTGTGCTGCACGGCGTAGCTGTGCCCGCAGCTCATCACGTCTGATCAATGCAACGTCATGGCTGGGGCACACCTCAACTGCTCGCTTGCCCTTGACTCTGATGTCAACGACAAACGTGTTGCCTCTCTTGTAGATGCCGCGTTCTTCTTTGCTTTTCATTAGAAGTTGTACCCTCTGTTTTCAAAGTGTGCCCCTGCCATATAGCCCAGGCGCAGTAATACCTTGACCTCGGGTTCGCTGGTTGCAAACTGATTGCTATACCAAGAATTGAAGCCAGCCTCTAGCCGGGCCTCACGACGGGCCAGGTTTGGCGGGGCATCTGGCAGGAAAGACCAATGCGTAACGTCCTCCATGTAGGGCCGTGACCAGTTGGCTTGATGCCATCCAGCCAGCGGTCCGTAATACATGACGTTGCCATCGCTGTTGGCGTCAGCCTGCGTTGGCTTTACATCAGTCATTGCAAAGACATCATTTGGCAGCCTATCGCTTGCCGTGGATGGTGATTCTTTTTGCATCGGGGTGTCGATTAGTGGCGAACTTTTTTGCTTCAGCCTTATTGGCTGCGCGAATTGTTGTCCTCATGCGTGGTGTTCTCTCGAACTCCACGGTGATCTCCCACAGCGGGGCGTTGGGGTTAGCACTACGGCTGAGCCCTTCACCAACGACAGGTCTGACGTCTTCCGCCCAGGTCAGGACGTAGTTGTAGTCCTTGCCTCGCTTCACGCTTCAACCTCAGACTCACCAATCAAGCGATCAGCAATCTCGTTGGTCATCAGCCAGCAGATGCGGGCTTGCGACTCAGGTGGCGCCCAGGTGCGGATCTCTTCCGCAATGGCACGGAAGACAGGCCGCATGCGCAGCTTGCTGCTGATCGTCAGGTGGTTGTTCTCGGCTGACCAGTAGGCGTCAAGCACCTTCTCCAAGAGGCTCGACTCAGTAGCTGTTGTCATTAGTGGTCTCGTAGGTAGGGCCAAGCAGCACGCCACAGCGGGCGTATCCAACCAGATCAACCCAGCTGTCCAGGTGATCGTTGTCTGTGCACAGCCTGCTGAGTTTCAGCGCAGCCATGCACAGGGCGACGTCGTGTGGCGTCACATCCACATCCAGAATCGCTGTCCACATCTGAGCGATGCGTGCAAACGACTGTCGTGGGGAGCCATAGCTGTGCTCCCTGTCGTGGGTAGCGCTCTCGGCAGCCTGGTCAAACGCTGCCAGTCGTGTCTGTCGTTCTTCCATCAATCAATCCGAGGGCTTTCATGTGTTGTTTGGCGGCCAGTCGATCAGCTCTCCCCCTTTCGGTAAGCGTGAAGCCACCGGCAAGAGGTCTCACCAACCCGGCATTGCGCAGAACCTGCAGCTGTTCATTGACTGCATCGGTCAGCCAGTCATGGCTGCGATTAACAAACCGCTGCTTCATTTCCTGCACCAGCATCGGCCTGGCCCGAGCGATCGGATACTTACTAAACAGGGCAGTCAGTATCTCGTTGCGCACCAGGGCCATGGTTCGCAGGTCAGTCATCGAAATGCACGCAGAACACTTCAAGTGCATACCGGGCCCACGCAGCAGAAACAACGACGTTCTGGCTGTTGGGCTTGTTGCCGTAGCTAGCAATCCACCACTCGGTGAACGCTTGCTGCAGCTCTTGATCTGATGGCATCAGGTGGTCATTCATTAGGCGTCATGCAATGGGTGAAACGTGGCATCGGATGGCTCGCCAACTAGGCGACGCTCTGCCTCTGGTGTCCAGTACCTGGACAGCTGCAAAACATCAGCGGCTAGTGCGCTGTGTCCATCCGCATTGAGTCGGGCTGCTGCTTGTTGCAACAGCCGATGGGCGGGTTCTTTCAAAGGTCCTTGTGGTGGGGACCGGCAGAGCATGACTGCACTGCAGCCGGCCACCGACAAATAGTTACAGGCTGTTGTAAAGCCTGCTGCATGCGTTGCGCAGGTGGCTGATCTGCGCACCGACAGCACGCAGCTCCCCGCTTATCCGCAGCAACTCGTAACGCGACAGCCCAGCGTGCAGGCGCTCAGTTAGCTGGTTGTGCTGATCGTCTAGGCGCTGCAGTCGTGCCTCGATCGAGGCCAGTTGCGACAGGTCCATGGTGTGGTGGGTGGTAGTGGGGCTTGTGAGCCCCTCAGAGGGCCCCGTAGGGCCCAGTGAGAGGGTCAGTCCTGGCGACCCCAGCCGGCAGCTGAGGGGCCACTGTATGGGGTGCTGCTGTTGCAGTAGTCAGGCGCAATCACTGAAGGCTCAAGCGCTGGCCCGTGTTCGTAGCTGAACCAAGGGCAGGCGTACTCCCAAGCCCGCAGCTCCGACAGGATGCGATCGGCCACAGCCTTTGCCTCCTTGTGTGTGTCGTAGCTGCCGACCAGCTCAGCCTCTCCAAAATCGTGCGCCCATAGATGGAAGTACAACCGCTGGCCTGGGTGACGGCTGGCGACTGTGTCCGCAGGGCAGCGGCTTAGTGCGTAGCTCATAGGTCCGTTGTGGTGGGTGGTGCTGGTGAACCCAGCAGAAAGGGGCCGCAGCCCCTTAGTGATGGGATCAAGGGCCCGGATACTCCGTCATGGTGCGACGGTCCGGGTAGCTCGGCTCCGCCAGCTGACCCAGGATCAAGCCCCAGGCCAGCAGGCAGGCAGCCAGGCAGAACGCCATAGGGAAGTGCCTATGCATGGCTCAGCCGAACCAGAAGAGACCAGCGAACCAGTTCTTCGCCTCGACTTCCCTCTCGTGCTGGCAGTGCGTCGCAGTCCAGGGCGTGCCCCAGTCCTGCACTTCAAACCAGCTACGGCACGGCTGCAGGTCTTCCAGTTCCCCGACCAGTCGCAGCGCAGGGCCGCCCCAAGTCAGCAAAATCTGAAACTCCTCAGGCTCCAGGTGCTCATCGGGTGATTGCCACCCGCTGCGCACTTCAACCGATAGGGCAGCCTCTCGCATGCCCTCTTCAATCGCCTCAGCCACGTCGTCGTGGTTGGTGCCATCAAAGCCGTGCTCTTTCATGCATGCCCTGGCCTCTCTCGACAGGCTCCGCGCCTCCTGACTCAGGTGGTGGAACCCTGCAGAACAAAAGCCCCAGGCCTCATGCGCTGCTGTGATCGTCTCAACCCAGCCCCGAGCGTTCTGCTCAGCGTTGCTAGGGACTGCTTCAGTCATTGTCATGGTCGTCTGTTGTGGTGGGTAAAAGCTGGGCAAAGAGCCCAGCAGAAAGGCCCCGCAGGGCCTCAGTGCTGAGTTCAGCGCGTCGCCTTAACGACTCGCCAGCTGTCATGCGGGTGATACTGCCGCTTGTATCCGGCGAACCGCTCGGCGTCGTACTCCGTGAGGTGCTCCGTGTACCAGCGCCAATAGCCATATACGTCTAGCAATTCAACGCGCCAATGGGTGCCCTTTAGCGACGTTGGCGGGTGCCAGGTCATGTCCGGTGTTGTCATAGGTCTAGGTGTGTGGTGGGTAAGAGCTGCCCATAGAGGGCAGCAGAGGGCCCTAGAGGGCCCCGTGCTGCCTACAGCATCACCAGGACAGTCAGCAGGCCTACAAGGGCCCATAGGACTGCCTGACGTTGCTGCAGCTCCGCCACCTGCTGCGCCTGATCGCTGATCAGTTCAACCGCAGCAGTGGCCATCTCCTCTTTCGAGGAGCGCATCGTGATGTCCATTTGTCTAGGTGCGTGGTGGGTACAAGACCCCCGGCGCCGCTTTATGGCAGCCCTACTGGTTGGCCTGTGCGGTCCGACAAAGACAGCCACCAGCTCCGGCGAGGCTCCGGCCTGCGGCCTGCGCCGCCGTGGCCCTGGTGGTGGTCCCTGCTGGGTCTCACAGTCCCCCCAGAAAGCCTGCTGCAGCAGCGGCTCCAGTGGTCCTGCTGGAATTATAGTCGGAGAGACCCCCCTGGCGGCCCCTACAAGCAGGGCGACAGCCCCCCTAGGGGGGTGATCGAGGCTCGGCCTATAGGCGTAAGCCCCTCAGATTCTTCTACCAAAAATGGGTTCTCCCCTCTTGTCTTACAAGAGACCCATAGGACAGTCATAGGAGTCTTACGGGATGGGAGTGATTGATCCATAGGGCTGCATTGTGAGGAATTAGGGAGTCAGAGGGGACTCAATGAGGACCTATGGGTAAGGGGAACAGCCGAAAGAAGGCCTGGCGGCCAGATAATGAACAGCCAAACAGCCCTCTTATAGGGAAGTCATGGGATCTCATGAGCAGTCATGGGATCTCATGGGATTCTTATAGGACTCTTATAGGAGGGGGTGGTGGTGGTTCTTCTCCTCCCTTCTTCATATGTGGACAGTGAGTGGTGGACAGGGTTTTGGGAGGGGTGTTGTAGGGTGTGTGAGCTGATCAGTTGATGCCTGTGTAGGTGTCCTGTTGGTGGGCCCCTTCCTGTGGTGGGTAGGGGGCTCTTTTTTTCTTGTTTATGCTTGAGAGATCAAGGTGGGTTTGATATGGCCCGAAAGGATGCGAACGAGTTATTGAGTCAGCTGCATGCTGATTTGGCAGAGCATCTGAAGGGGAAGTTGGACGACGGGTCGATCACGACGAGTGAGCTGGGGATCTTGCGTCAGTTTTTGAAGGACAACCAGGTGACAGCTCAGCCAGTTGAGGGAACACCGTTTGGGGATTTAGCGCAGGCTTTACCGGACATTGAGAACGTGGTGACGTTTCGCCGTAAGGCGGGCTGATGCCACGTACAAGGAACTGGCAAGGCTTACCGGAGCCGTTCAGTAAGGACTTCCGGTACTTCCTGGTGGTGGTGTGGAGGCATTTGCATCTGCCAGATCCAACGCCAGTGCAGTTGGACATTGCGGAGTACATGCAGACGGGGTCAAACCGTCGGATTGTTGAAGCGTTCCGAGGAGTAGGTAAGAGCTGGATGGCCGCGGCCTATGTGTTGTGGCTGCTAAGGAACGACCCCCAGAAGAAGATCATGGTGGTGTCGGCCTCTAAGACCAGGGCCGATGACTTTGCTCAGTTCTGCCTGCGACTGATCAGGGAGATGCCCCTGTTGCAGTGCTTAGAGCCAGACAGGGAGGACCAGCGCAGTGCAAGCAACAGGTTTGACGTCAGGCCTGCCATCCCAGACCAAAGCCCATCTGTGAAGTCAGTGGGGATCTTTGGTCAGCTGACGGGTAGTCGTGCTGACTTGATCCTGGCGGATGACTGCGAGGTGCCAAATACCAGCTGGACCGTCGGTATGCGGGAGAAGTTGGCGACCTGTGTCGGTGAGTTCAACGCCATCCTCAAGCCCGGTGGCGAGATCATGATGCTCGGCACACCTCAGACCGAAGAGAGCGTCTACAACAAGCTCCGTATGCGGGGGTATGACTGCCGCATCTGGCCAGCGCGTTACCCCACTAACCCGGCTAAGTACGGCGACGCCCTGGCGCCAGTCATTCGAGAAGACTGCGAAGAGAAAAAGAACAAGCCCACAGACCCGCGTCGTTTCTCTGAACTGGACCTGCTGGAACGTGAGGCCTCCTACGGCCGATCACAGTTCACCTTGCAGTTCCAGCTCGACACCACCCTGTCGGACCTGGAGCGCTTCCCGCTTCGATTGACAGACCTCATGGTCCTGGAGGTCGATGACCACGCCCCTGAAAAGGTTGTCTGGTCTGCAGGAGCTGAATACCGAGTTACAGACCTGCCAGCTGTTGGCTTCAGCGGGGACTACTACCACCGCCCTGCCTTCATCCATGGCGACTGGCTGCCATTCACTGGCGTCGTCATGTTCATTGACCCGTCTGGTCGTGGTGCAGACGAAACCGCCTACGCGATCGTCGCCCACCTGAATGGCAATTTGTACGTCCTGGAGGTCGGTGCCTATAGCGATGGCTACACAGAACCTGTCCTGGAGGGCCTAGCAGCCGCTGCAAGGCGCCGAAAGGTCACCCTGGTCCTCCTGGAGGATCAGTTCGGTCAAGGCATGCTGCAGAGCCTCCTGCAGCCCTATCTGCGTGCACAGCATCCGTGCACCATCGAAACCGTGCGCAGCAACGTCCAGAAAGAACGCCGCATCATCAGCGCCCTGGAGCCCGTCATGAACCAGCACCGCCTGGTCGTAAACCGCTCTGTCGTTGAACTCGACAGCAAAGGTCGTCAAGACGAGCCAATCGAGACCGCTCTGGCCTATCAGCTGTTCCATCAGCTCACGCACATCACCGTCGATAAGAACTGCCTGGCCCATGACGACCGTCTCGACGCCCTGGCCGGTGCCATCCAGTACTGGAACGAGTCCCTGGCAATAGATGAAGACAGAGCGATGAAAGAACGGAAGGCAGAGTTGTGGGATCTAGAACTTCAGGCGTATATGGGAAACATTGAGAACGCCGTCGATGCTCAATTTCTTGGCATCCCTCTGGAATCGCTTCCGAAAGCCGGCAGCTCTGCCTCCTGGATTTGAATTCGTGCAACCTGAACGCCGGGCTTATGTCGTTCGACTGCCTGGTGTGTTCATTGGTTACGGCGGAGCCAAACAGCAGGGTTCCTTTCAGACTGTCGTCGTCGCTGAATCGGAAGAGATCGCCTGGGAAGTCGCATGTGCATGTGACTTTTGGGAAGAACTTCCGTTTGACGTCAAAAATGCTCAGATCTTTCCCAGGGATCCCCTGCCCTACCAATGATTCGCTTCACTGATGCCGCAAAGCACTACCAGGAACTGCCTCATCAGATCGCTGCATGGGAGTACCTGGAGCAAAACACCGACACCGAAACCCTTATTGAGTTCCAATCCATCTATCGCTCCGCTGTTCCCGATAAAGCCGACCAGGTCGGCAACGATTGGGTTGGTATCAGCAACGCTGCAGCCAAAGCAGGCGCCAAATTCCCTGAATTGGTCGCTGCTCAGTGGGCCCTGGAGAGCGGATTTGGCAAACACGTCCCCTCTAACACCAACAATTACTTCGGTCTCAAGGGCACTGGCAGCAGTCACGTCACCAAAGAGTTCCTTAACGGTCGCTGGCACACCGTTGCTGACTCCTTCCTGCACTTCCCTTCCCTGCAGGCCTGCGTCGATCACCTCGTTAGCCGCTGGTACAAGGACTACAACGGCTACTCCGGGGTCAATAACGCCAGCACCATCACAGAAGCTGCCTTCTGGCTGGTCAAAGAGAAGTACGCAACAGATCCCGCTTACGCCAACAAGCTGCTGGAGCTGATCCAACAGCACGGTCCCAAGCATCGGACTGAACCCTTCTCCCCTAACAGCCCGTTTGACTTCAAGATCACCCCAAACATCACCTACGGCGAACTCACCCTGCAATCAGAGGCACGTCGTTTCACTAAGCAGCACCAGTGCGACACCGCCCTGCTGCTTTGTCAGTTCGTGCAGAAGGCTCGTGATCACTTCAAAAAGCCTGCAATCATCACAAGTGGCCATCGCCCACCAAAGATCAACGCTGAAGTTGGTGGCGCATCGCGCTCCGAACACCTCTATGACGCACCTGACACCGGAGCCATCGACTTTTACCTAGATGGCATGTCGGTCCTGGAGCTTCAGCACTGGGCCGATGAGCACTGGCCCCACTCACTTGGCTATGGCGCACCCAAAGGATTCATTCATGTCGGCTGCAGACCATCCCGTCCGCGCATACGCTGGACCTACTAACCCACCAAAACCATGGGCGGCAGCAAAAAAGGCGGTAAAGGCGGCAAAGGCGGAGGAGGAAAGAAAGGCTATTAAGCGCCTTCTTCCTCCTGATCGCCTTGCTGTCCTGATTGAGCTAATCGAGCCCCATAAGGACACGCATCCAGATCTCTACGAGTACCTCCAACGGGCCTATACGGCCTATGGCGGCTCGACGCTGTACGCGGTTCATCGGCAAGGTGCCATCTGCTTACAGATGCATCTGCATGAGTTCTGATCAGCGCCGGGTCTTCAACATGCCCAGCACTTGAAACACCAGCTGGACAACGCTGTTGCTCTTCAAAGGGCTCAGGCCGATCAGTTCGCTAGCAGCTGCCACCACAATCCAGGTGGCCGGATGAGAAAGGACTTGATCCATGGTTCCCATGGGACAACACCTAAAGGCTAACCACGCTTGCGACTTGCTTCATAACTCTCAGCCAAGTTGTCGGCCGCTTCCTTGGCCAGCCACTTGCTGATCGTTGACTGTTGATGCCAAGCAGCGTTCAGGATCTCAGCTGCAGCAAACAATCCGTCCCAGTCCTGGTCCTCGTACAGATCCTGCAGCAGGCGCTGCGTCGACTCTTTGCGGAGAGCCAATTCCAGTGGCATCTCCAGCTTGTTCATTCGTGTGAAGCCTCTAGCTTTGCCACCCGTTGCTCCAAGGTGTTCAGTCGGCCAAAGGTTTCCCTTCTGTCGGCCTTGATGTCGACATGCAGCTGCTCCAAGCGAGTGGCCACATTGTCAACGCTTGCCGCTAGTCGGATCACTGCATCTCGGCCTTCGCGGTTGCGTGAGCCCGCAGAGCCAATCCCCATGGCCCCGACGGTTATAGCTGCGCCCGCAACCGCTGCCGCTAGTTCGATCACCGTCGTTCAGTGGATTCCATAGCAGCGTAACTACTGCGTCGATACCTGCACTAGCGGCCCTGGCCCCGGTATTTCTTCTTGCCAGCGCGTGGTTTGCTGCGCACGCTGCTGCCCTGGTGCGTCTTCTTGAACCGTGCCCGAGACTTGAACGTCGGACCCATCTGGGTCTTGCTCTTAGCAGCCATCGCGGAGTTGCAGTGACAGACGGCTGTCCATTAGCCAGGCAAGGTGACAGCGTTCCACCGCTGGTTGCCTTCATCCCAAAGGTAGCCACCAGGATTGGGCTCGGTGGGCATGGCAACAGGGGGATCCCAGAGGCAAGTGCCCTCGTTCAAAGTCCAAGACTTGTATGGCTTGGGAGGGATAAATGCGTCACGGTCAGCGTCGTAACGGTAGCCAATGCCTGCGAAGTTCTTTCTTAATGCCTTGGATTGATCCTCGGAAGGCTTTCCGGTTTCAGGATCATAATGAACACCGCCAAAAGTGTTATAGGAAGTTTGCCTGTATGTTTCACCAGTACGGGCGCAAAGTTCAAGCTCTTTGCCTGAATCCTCTTCACGCCCAACCGTCACACAGCAAACC